GTTATCTGTGGAGACATGGTAACAGGCTAATAAGTCAGACGTAAGGTCAAAATAGTTAAAGCCCCGTCTCTTTTGAGGCGGGGCTTTCTATTTAGTAATGTATTAATAGAGGAACTTTAGATGGCCATCCCTAATCTTAACCCCGCTTCGACATCGAACGCCAATATCTTGCCAGCCACTGGCTCTACCGTTAACGTTGTTGCAACTCTACCATTTGGGGTCTATGATGCTTCTCCTTATTTTATTTCCGGTGCTGCCGATCAAGTAGCTTATACCTACAAGAAGCTTGGTGGTGATGTACTTGATATTGAATTAACAGAGGGTAATGTTTACGCTGCATATGAAGAGGCAGTATTAGAGTATTCCTATCTGGTTAACCTTCATCAAACTAAGAATAGCCTCTCGTCCTATCTTGGATCTAGCACAGGATCTTTTGATCAGGACGGACAAATCCAATCCGGATCGGCACTCTCTGGTTCAGATATCGCTTTACGGTACCCTCGTTTTGAATATGGCTATGTCCGGAGAGTCACAGAGCAGATGTCCACTGAAACTGGCATCGGTGGTACTGTACCGATTTACTCTGCCTCCGTGAATAGGGTGACAGGACAGCAAGACTATGACCTTCAGTCAATTATCTCCGCCTCTTCCGCCAACAGCTCATCACTGCCATACTATCAGCAAGTTCAAAATAAGCGCATTATCGTGCGAAAAGTCTTTTTTAGAACTCCGCGAGCTATGTGGCGCTTTTATGGGTACTATGGCGGCTTCTCCGTTGTAGGCAACCTGCGAACTTATGGACAGTACGCCGACGACTCCACCTTTGAGATTGTCCCAACATGGCAGAACAAGCTTCAAGCCATGGCATACGAAGATGCACTCTATACGCGGGTTTCTCACTACTCTTATGAAATCAAAGATAATATGCTCCGCATTTATCCTCAGCCAGATCGAACGAGCCCCGACAAATACTGGGTCCAGTTTACCATTGAAAACCAGTATGAACCGTGGGACGAAACTGGCCGCGGCGAGAATGGTGCCGAAGGCATTAACAACCTTAATACACTTCCTTTTGAGAATATTCCTTATGAAAAGATTAACTCCATTGGCAAGCAGTGGATCCGACGTTTTGCACTAGCTCTTACTAAGGAAATGTTAGGACAGGTGCGGGGTAAATTCTCTACTGTGCCAATCCCCGGCGAGAGTGTTACACTCAACGCTAGCGAATTGCTAGGACAAGCCCGGACAGAACAGGATAATCTAAGGAATGAATTGAAAACTATTCTGGATGAGACAACCTATGCTAATCTGGCAATTCTGGACGCATCGCTGCAAGACTCTACTAAGAAGATTACTGAAAATGTGCCCACTGGCATCTTTGTAGGGTAATAATAATGACGCGAAGCAAAAGAACACAGAAACAGATCCAAGATACCGAAGCCACAAAGTATGACTACATTGGTGACCCCAAGGTAGAAGACCATTTGCATGAGATTGAGTTCCCTTCCTCCACGCTGGAGACAATTGACACAGCGATGCTTCAATTTATTGACGAGACACTTAACATCTCTACGACAACCAACGATGGGTTTCAAAAAGTTCCAGTCTTATGGGTAACAGCAGAGCGTGCATATCAGATTAAGCATAATAAGGACCTCCGCGACAAAGAGGAGACCCTGGTCCTCCCCCTGATTACAGTGAACCGTGCCAGTGTCACCAAAGACCCAACCTTTAAGGGAACAGTGTGGGCTAATCTCTACCCGGAGCCCGATGCTAAGGGCGGCACGATCACCATAGCCCGACAAATAAACCAGAAGAAGACAGCAGAATTTCAGAATGCCCAAGCTAATCGTCGCCTAGGCGCCAATTCTAACGTCGCCAACAAGATGAAGAATACAAATAAACGAAATATGTCCACCGCAAAGGCAGTTTACGAGACGATCACCATTCCTATTCCTACATGGGTGAAAGTTATATATGAAATTACTGTGAGATCAGAGTATCAGCAGCAACTCAACACAATGATTACTCCATTTATGACAATTTCGGGCAACTCCCGTACCCCGCGACGGATTAGCAACGAAGGACACTTCTACGAGATCTTCATTGACGGTAACCTTAGCGACACCTCCAACCAGGCCAACCTAGGCATGGACCAACGTAACTACGAAACTACGATTAATATTGAAACACTTGGTTATTTGATCGGAGACGGCGAAAACCAAGAAAAACCTAAGATTGTTAAGCGCGAAAACGCAGTTGATTTTCAGTTTGCACGGGAACGAACAATTTTGGGAGATATACCCGACACTATTAAAGATGGAAAATATAGAGAATAGTACCATTCAGACTATTTAACACTATTTACTTTTGAACATTTCTTAATGTGTAGGAGAACATAACTAATGTCAGTTAAAAAGTACAGATTCGTATCCCCCGGGGTTTTTGTCAGTGAGATCGATAACTCCCAGGTCCCCGCCTCCCCTGCAGGCATCGGTCCCGTCGTCATCGGCACGGCTGAGAAAGGACCTTCCCTTCGCCCCGTAACCGTTAACTCCTTTGAAGAGTTCGTTAATGTATTCGGAACCCCCGCTCCTGGTGGCGCCGGCGACGATGTGTGGCGAGAAGGCACCAACAAATCTGCTCCTACTTATGGCGCATATGCTGCACAGGCATACTTGCGCAACAGCGCCCCTCTAACATATATTCGCCTCCTGGGCGCCCAGACTACCGCCAATGGTGGTCCTGCTCTCGGCAGCGACGGTGAAGCAGGTTGGAGTAAAACAACGGCTTATGGTCTGTATATCTTTGCGGACGCCTCGGGCTCCACCAGCTCGCAGCTGAGTGGCGCGCTTGCAGCCATCTTCTACTGCAACGCTGGCACAGAGGTAATGCTTTCCGGCGCAATCGCCACATCCGCTTCAGTCGCGGGTCTGCCCGGCGTCCAACTCAGTGCATCTAGTTTCCAGGACTCCCGCATTGTGGTCGGCGATACTGGCACAGACTATGAGTTCAAGGTAGCTATTAAGAACGCGAGCGGCAGTGCTGATGCAATCACCACCTATACCTGCAACTTTAATGAGAACTCCTCCCGTTATATCCGCAAGGTATTCAACACGAACCCACAGAAGACTAATCCAAACGTTGCAGCCCAGGGCACAGCTCTCCAGTATTTCTTGGGTGAAACATTTGATCGCCACCTCAAGGCTAATGTATCGGCAGCCGATATTGCTGCATCCGCCACTCAGCGTACTCTGGGCTCCACGGTTCCCCTTGCCAACTCCACCGCCGACGGCGCGGACTTTGCAGGACACTCCGCTCAGTCAGCTCAGTCGCCTACTATCATCTCCAGCCGCCTTTCCCCCACGGATGGTCCTACGAGCCTGTTTACAATTCACGCTCTAAACGTCCCCGGCGATTGGACAAACCGCAATATTAAGGTCTCCATTCAGGATATCAAGCGTTCCACCAATAACGAGAACACCTATGGATCCTTCAGCGTTGTCGTTCGCGCCCTGAGTGACTCTGATAATGTGGTGCGCATCATTGAACAGTTTGACGAGTGCGATCTCAACCCAGATTCCCTTAACTATGTTGCCCGCAAGATCGGCGACAAGTATCAGGACTGGAACGAAGACGAGCGCCGCTACATTGAGAAGGGTGACTACCTTAACAACTCCAAGTACATCCGCGTTGCGATGAATTCCAACGTTGATGCTGGTCTCACCAATCCCTCTTTGGTGCCTTTCGGCTTCCAAGGAATAGTTAAGTATGACGACGAGGAGCTTACTTCCGCCTCCGCCGGTCAGGGCAACTGGGCAAGCGGATCTATCATTCTCACCGATTACCCAACAATCACTCTCACCGGCGCCAAGTACACCTCCGGCTCTGTTTTTGCGTACGGCGGACCGGCGGCCTGGGTTGCCGGAGCTAACTCCCTGCAGGTCAAAGCCTTGTATCCTGCTCCTGAACTCCGCGTCAGCGCTTCGGCCGGTAACTTAAGCAACCAAACAGATGCTTACTTCGGTTACCAGACCACTCAGACTGCTGGCGGCACAGTATTTGATAAGTCAAATATTGACCTTCTGCGTCCACGTGGCGGTATAGTTAGCAATATGTTTGCCGGCGCGTCAGCTGGTCTGCGAGAGGTATCCGTAGAATTCACTCTTGATGACCTCTCGGGCTCCAACGGCGCCGGCGGCTCAGGCGCTCAGGATGTACGATGGATCAGTGGTTCGCATGCAACCACATCCCTCACCTTCGCCAATGGCGCCATCAGTGGCGTTCTGGACCAGGGCTTTGACCGCTTTACGGTGCCCGTATACGGTGGCTTTGACGGTGTTAACATCACAGAGATGGACCCCTTCAACAGCAGCACCCGCGTGTTGCCAACAGCTGCGACAGACAAGACAAGCTACGCATTCAACACCATCCGCCGCGCAATTGATGCAGTCGCGGACCCTGAGGTTGTACAGATGAACTTGGCAACAGTTCCAGGATTGCGCCAAGAGAGCCTTACCACGCAGCTTATTAATACTTGCGAGGACCGTGCAGATGCTCTGGCAATCATTGACTTGCCACAGGGTTACATCCCACGAGCACAGAGCAATGCTTCCGCAGCTTCGCGCCGCGGCAACACGGCTAGCTCCGTCACACAGGCTGTAAACGGTCTCCGTTCGCGAGGACTCAACTCCTCCTACGGTTGCACCTACTACCCATGGGTTCGTGGACGCGACACCCTGAACGGCGCTGACGTATGGCTCCCACCATCCATCCCAGCTTTGGGTACTTTCTCTAGCTCCCAGCGCAAGACGCAGGTCTGGTTCGCACCAGCCGGCTTCAACCGCGGTGGTCTGACAGAAGGTTCCGCTGGCATCCCAGTCGTAGACGTAGCACACCAGCTGCGCCGCAAGGACCGTGATGACCTCTACACAGCGAACATCAACCCAATCGCCAAGTTCCCAGCAGAGGGTATTGTAATCTTCGGTCAGAAGACCCTGCAGGTTACACCTTCCGCACTTGACCGCATTAACGTTCGCCGCTTGATGATCTTCGTGAAGAAGCGCATTTCCCAGATTGCATCTGGCTTGCTCTTTGATCCAAACGTCAAGCAGACATGGCTGCGCTTTACAGCACAGGTTAACCCATTCTTGGCCGATGTGAAAACAAACTTTGGTTTGTCGGACTTCAAGGTTGTCCTTGACAGCTCAACAACCACGCCAGAGTTGGTAGACAGAAATATCATGTATGCACAGATTTTCTTGAAGCCAACCCGAGCCATTGAGTACATTGCTATTGATTTCAATATCTCCCGTACTGGAGCAGCGTTCGAGGATTAAGAAAATGAGGGAGGTTTACGCCTCCCTCACTATATAATATAAGATCATTAGGAGATTACTTAAATGCCATTTTGGACAAGCGCACTATCAGAACCACGGAGATCGCATCGCTTTTTGCTTTCTCTTCCAAACCTAACCTCAGCCGACCAGAGTCAGGCATACGAGCAGTACCTCGCAAAGTCGGTTACAAAGCCATCCTTTCAGGTGAGCGAGAAGGACCACAAGTTCCTAGGTAATACTTACTACTACCCAGGTATCGTTACTTGGCAGACAGTATCTGCAGTAATCGTTAATGCCATTAACCCTGATGGCAACAAAGTGATCTATGATGCTCTAGAGAAGTCAGGATATCTCAAGCCCACAACCCAGCAGGAAGTCTTTGACAACGCTGCTGCAGCTCCCGGTACCGTTAACAAGGCAGATGCAGTGCGCGCGCTTGGTAACGTGATTATTGAAGAGCTAAATGGTGACGGTGGACTGATTGGTACCTGGACCCTGCAGAACGCATTCATTACAGACGCAAAGTTTGGCGATCTTAACTACGATAATGATGATTTACTTAACATTGATCTGACTTTCCGGTATGATTGGGCTGAGTATGTCTCTGGTCCTGCAGTTGCAGCAGCTACGGAACTCTAAGATCGAAAGAAGGTGACTTTTGTCCAGAAGAAATAATGATGAGCGGCTTGGCGCACCGCACCCCGACGCGCCAACACCCCCAACACAGACCACAGGCGGAGATCTCTTCTCCTTTGTTAATCCCACGGAGTTTGTGGACCTCCCCAGCGGCGGTACACTGTATCCTAGTGGGCATCCCCTACATAATGTTGAAACAGTAGAGATTCGCCACATGACAGCCAAGGAGGAGGATATCCTTACTTCCGAGACTCTGTTGCGCAGAGGACTGGCCATTGATAAGTTGGTTGAGTCTGTTTTGGTTGATAAGAATCTACACCCTTCCACGCTTTTAGTCGGTGATAAGAACGCTATCTTGATTGCTTCACGAATCACTGGCTTTGGTACAATCTACGACGCCACTGTAGCATGCCCTGAGTGCCTGGAGCAACAGGCGGAGACGTTTGATCTTGGAGCAATCCAAAATAAGACTGTTGATACCACCGGAGCAGAGGTTACGCCCGAAGGGACCTATATCTTCCCACTTCCCGTGACGGGAGTCGATATTGAGATTAAGCTCTTGACTTCCGGAGACGAGACAAGGATTACTCAGACCGTTGCAAACCGTAAGAAGAATAACCTTCCAGAGACCAATAGTACGCTTTTACTTAAAGCTCTGGTTGTTTCGGCTAACGGAATCACGGACCCCTCTCAGCTTACACGCTTTGCCGATGTGATGCCATTGCAAGATGCACAACACATTCGTGGCATGTATCAGCAGCTCCGCCCAGATGTGGATATGTCCCTACCCTTTAACTGCACTAAATGCGCCTATGACGGGGAGGTGACGATGCCCTTGACGGCAGACTTTTTTTGGCCTAAGCGATAGTTATCAAGCAGGCGTTTACGAAGAGTTCTTTACGCTCAAGCACTACGGTGGATGGTCATTTGTAGAGGCATATAATTTGCCCATTCCCCTAAGACACTGGTTTGTTGAGAGAATCGTAAAAGAGTATAAGAAACAAAATGAAGAATTAGAAAGAGCAAGCCGCGGCAGTTAGTTGCGGCTTTTGCTATAACAGACTATTTATATTGCTGGCAGAGGATATCCCATGGACGAAAAGAAGATTCACCTTAAACTAAACCAAAAGAACGACGCACTTCTTAAGGAAGATGCATACACTGATTTTGCTGTGGACGTTAACTGGATTATGAGATCCCTATATATGGGACCAGCAGCTAGCGCTAAGATTCAACTCTCGGGAAGCCCCGATCAAATCATGGCATTCTTTAAGGCACTGCAGAGTGAGAAGCGCTATATGGATTCCTATATGCGTCATGGCTTGGATAGTGCAGGTGCTATGACATCCAAATATGATCTAGACCGATCCGTCCGCAACTTTGAAATGGAAACTGGCTTAAAGTGGCCATTTAAAAACTAGAGGACTTTAGTCAATGACAATGACGAATGACCAGTTTCAGAGACTTATAGATGCCTTAGAAGCCAATACCGCCGCTCAATCTGGGGGCTCTGGTGGTGATGGTGGTTCCGGCTCTAGCGCGGCCGAGAGGCGCAGTCTCAGGGAAATGACCCAATCCGAAGCCCGAGACGAAGCCACAAAATTACAGGCAGAACTTGATTCACTCAAGGGCTCCTATGACGGACTCTACAGAAGTATCAGTTCGGCCAACGCCGTCCGTGAAAAGGAAATAGAGCTACTTATCGCCCAAGAGAAAGCCGGCGACAACAACTCTGCAAAAATTAAAGAACTAACTGCAGAGTACAAGGCACTGGCAGCTGAAACATCCGCAGCGTCACAACTAAGCCAGACAGCCCAGAAGGCAACTGGACTAACTCTTGACTCAACAAGTGAGAAATTTGTAAAGCTTGGTCAAGATATGGCAAACGTTCGCCAATCCGGCGGCAGTCTTGTTAAGACCTTTGGGGGCGTAGTTAAATCCCTGGGCGCCCGGGCTCTTATGAAGCCATTCGAACTATTGGTTTCGCAAACTATAGCTTTAGCTCAAGCCCAAGATCAGGTAATTTCTGAGTTCCGCAAAGCAACCGGCGCCACAAAAGAATATAATTACGAGATAACACAGCTGGAGCGTAGAAACTTTGCAGCTGGTGTCTCTATCCAGGAAGCTGGAAAAGCCTTCGGGGATCTCTTTACCTCATTCTCAGCCTTTACGGAGCTGAATAAAAGCGAACGAGCAGCAATTGGCGACACAGTTGCTGTACTGGGGGAGCTTGGCGTTAGCGCTCAGGTAAGCGGCAAGATCCTGGACCAGATGTACCGCGGATTAGGTATGTCCGCCAAGGATGCCAATGATGTTCTCCTAGATCTCGCGGGCTCTGCGCAAGCTCTCGGGGTGCCGATGTCCAAGATGTCAGCAGACTTCTCCTCTGCCTTTGGTGAGCTGTCAAAATATGGAGACGAAGCTATTGACGTCTTCAAGGAACTCTCAGTTATATCCAAGAGTACAGGTATGGAAGTTAACCGTCTCATTCAGATTACTCAGCAGTTTGAGACCTTTGATGGTGCCGCAACCTCTGTTGGCAAGCTCAACGCCATCCTAGGCGGACCGTATTTGAACTCCATTGATATGTTAAACGCATCTGAAGAAGAGAGAGTTAGAATTCTCCGCGACCAAGTGGAGATGTCAGGTCTGCAGTTTGAGCAACTTGGCCGGTATGAAAAGAAAACCATCGCTTCCGCCCTTGGCGTTAGTGTTGACGAAGCACAGCGTCTCCTGGGACTCTCTGAGGAGCAATATAAACTGGACGCCATAAGCCAACAACAGGCTTCAGAGCTTGCTGCAGAGGCAATGACGATAAAGGACGAGCTTAAATCAGCATTCATGGCTCTGGCTGTAGATTTACGCCCCCTTATAGACGATGTAATTAAGCCGATGATCGGCGCCTTTGGCACATTCGCCCGCGGAGTGGGTCAGGCTATTAATGCTCTCGGTCAGTTTGGTAAAGTAGCGCTTTTAGCGGCAGGTATAGCGGCTTTGATCGCGGCACCTTTCACTGGCGGAGCCTCTCTCCTAGCTTTTGCTAAATTGGCAGCTGTTGTTGGAGGTGTAGGGGGATTAGTTTTCGCGGGGATGAACCACGGCGGCGGCACAGTCCCGGGCGCCAAAGACACTGGTCCCATCACGCCCGGGTTCGCCGCAGGCGGAACAATCACAACCGAGCAGGCAGCCGTCCACCCAGGCGAAATGATCGTCACCGGCGGACAAGGCTCCGATGTTCTCAATAAAGAGCAGATTGCAGATATGATTTCTAAGGCTGTTGTAGCCGCCACAACAGCAGTGCAAGCACCCCCTCAGCAAATAGCTGTCTATGTTGGCCAAGAAAAGATTGACGAGCTAGTAGTTAAAGGTATAAACTCTCCTGCAGGGCAGGCAGCGTTCGCACCCTTCGGGAATGGATAATTAGACTATGCTAGCACCAACAAACGACACTTTCTTTGGAATTCAAATCTTTCACCTTCCAACATCACGACCCGCCCAGCGCAAATATAATGCAGTAAGGTTCAAGGGCTGGGTGACAAGCTTTTCAGATAAGTTTGATTCAACTTGGAACGAAGAGCCGGTCTATGGACGCATGGATCCTTTAGCAACTTTCCAAAGCACGAAGAGATCCATCTCTATGACATTTGATGTGGTCTCGGAAAATGCAGAATCTGCACAACAAAACTTACTAGATGTTAACAAGTTGATTACGTTCCTGTATCCTGTATATGAGGTTAATGAGGACACCAGAGGAAGAAAATCTAGTTCCACCACTTTATCCGCCGCACCCCTGTTGGGCATGCGCTGGACCAACCTAGTAGCAGACGCAGCCACAGGCGATTATTTGGTGGGATATCTCAAGGGTGTAGACTACGCACCTAAGATTGATGAAGGTGGATTTATTAACCAGATACCAACCCTTGTTGAAGGCGACACTGCTATAATCACAACTACCGGTGTCGTCGCTAATACTGAGGGCTCAACCGGGGACGCTAACGTGGACAGTCAGAGTACAGAGAAAAGCAACGGAACACGGCGCCAAGCCAAAAACTATATTCCAAAGGTATTAAGCATCAATCTTAACTTCACAGTCCTTCACACTCATCTTCCCGGCTGGACGGAATCTGGCAATGAAGGGCATTTTGTCTTCGGTAATGATAAGACCAATGGCAAGTTCCCGAATGCATTCGGCGTTGTAGACGTTCAAAAGAAAATCCAAGTCCTTACGACAGATGAGAATGGCAAGCCGAAGTTTAAAGTGGAAACCATCGGCGATTCTCTCGCCACCAAGGTTTTGAAATAGGATAGCCCGAGATGACAAAAAGATATGATAATAGGCGAGTCTTTACCAATAGGGATGATCTTTATGCGTCTGCGCTAGAGAGTCGCGACCGTAAGTCTATTCGTCACTATAATACTCCGAAGTTCTCCTATCCCGACGAACTGGACTTAGATTCTATTACAAAACTAGACCATATCTGGACAGTCGGGGACCGATTTTATAAATTAGCACATCAGTACTATGGTGCGTCTCATTATTGGTGGGTAATAGCCTATTTTAACCAAACCCCCACAGAGGCGGATTTATCACTTGGCCAAGTTATCTTTATTCCTCTTCCCTTGGAGCGAGTACTGCGTGCCTATGAAAGTCAGGAATAGCACTGATGGCAAACCCTACCACATCAACAAAGCTTTGGGCTACTGAATCCGCCGACCTGAAGGCGCTCCTAAAAGAGTACCGCAAGGCGCTAGCGGCAAACGAAGCATACAGGCGGTTCTTTGGGACCACCACAGAGGAAGTCGACCCGAAATTTTCCTATTATACCTATCAAACCCAAATCCAGACTGCCACAAAGCGTAACCAGTATAACAAATCTGAAACAAACACCGTTCTAGATGAAGAGGGTATCGCTGATCTGGCGCAAGCTCAGACTGCCATTGATGCATCAGGCTTTTCTGTCGCTAGGGGAGACTACCGGAAGGTCGGGCTTTTGACAGGAATAGATCCCGAGAGTTTGCCTGGATTTGAAGTCCGCGCTAGCCGCAATACTACCTGGGAGGAATTTACACAAAAAGAGGGCACCACCTTAGAGAACTTCCGCCGCGACAATATAGAATATAATACTGGTGTTGACCGCATCAAGTCTGGCGGCAAAGCCCCTACGCTCACCTTTAGAGAAGACGCACATGACCGCGCCATAGACTTCGACAAAGCACGCGAAGAAGGAGGCGATTCCGCCCTTGGTAAGGCTACGGCATATTGGTATAATCAGGGATATCTCTTTCTATATGACCCGCTGATGGCGGAATATATGGTTAATCAAACATATGATGGGGCTACTAAGAAGTATGACCTCACCTCACCGTACCATCTATTTGCTACCGATGCAATCGAGTCCTCCCTGGCGCTCGCCACGAGCCAAAAGAGCGCAAACGCTGAGGACAAGCTCGCCCGCGGCTGGGATGGCGCAGTAAAGTTTTGGAGCGATGCAGCCGATAAAATCGGCGCTCCCCCGGGAACACCCCCCGATTCCCTCAAATATATACATGCTAACAAGCGACTCTACTATGCGGATATCCGAGACCCCGCGACCAGCGCCAAGGTGGCTTCATATGTACAGCAAACCATTAGCAATCTCCCAGCTGAAACTGATCCCCTGATTAAGACCCTCATAGGGATTCACCTTCCCCAGCTAGGTAAGGTAAATGCCGGCGACCCCGACGGAGACGGGGTAACCAACTTTACAGGAAACGCCTTTGAAGGAGATGACTGGGAGAGGCTCGTCAAAAATGAAAGAGATGCTATTCTCTCCTTTTTCAAAGTTAAAAAAGACCCAGACCCCCTCCCCGACGCTCCCGAGTTTGACAACTTAGATCAGATTGTTACGGATAAAGAGGTGGGAGCGAAGATTGCGGAGGAAATTCAAGCCGCCCGCCAAAATCTCAGCCCCCGCGACATGCAGTGCTATCTATTAGAGAATATTCGCTCTATCACCAACCAGCGCGCCCCCGGAGGGAAATACGCCCCCAACTACAAGAATGTTAAGACCATTAGCACCGGAGGACAACCGGCTCTCCTCACCAACTATCTGAGACATGGTAAAAATACTGCAGATATAGATACGATATTGGATCTCTGTCCGGATGTTTATGCAGTTATGCAGCCTTACATCCGAATCTTCCGCGTAGACTACGATGAGAAGGGGAATGTATTACAAATTCCTGTTAAAAAAGGTTCCAAGGATAAGGTAGATGCTGAGGCAGAGCTTATCATCCCTAACTTTGTTAACAAAAAAGACGTCGCCAGTATCTTGTTAGGCACCCGCGGACGCGCTGCCGGCTCAGGACTCAAGTCCTTTTCTTGGAGCCTTGACGGCACACAACCAGCAGAAGTGGACAACAATATTAAAGCCACAATCCAGATATATTTCCAGTCGGTGACTGATTTCTTTAATGGAGTTAGTCAGGCTGGTGCGGTGGATGCGAACGGATTCCCACAGCCCAATTTTCTAGATTTAATTGTAAATTCACCTTCTATTCGCAAGAATAAGGACGGAACCACCACACCAGTGCTGACTAAAATCTTGCACCGAGAATATAAGGGAGCTAATTTTAGGATTAAAGCCCGTGTGGGCTGGGCACGCCCAGATCCCCATGCTCTCCACCATGCTTTAAAACACAGGGGAGGCACTCTCACCGACGCCGGCAAACTCGCAGACCTCATAGAAGACACACAGACCACTCTCTTTCTACAGTGCGTTCGTCACAACTTAGATTTTCGCCAAGACGGAACAGTTCAGATGGATATTAGTTATGTCGCAGGATTAGCAGGTGTTCTGAGTTCCCCTCAGGCTAACATTTTGGCGCCACCCACAGAGAGCATTCTCTATAGTCTCTCTCAAGTGGATGAAGAGCTTGAGGAGACCGCGGACCAGCAAAATTTAACACCCCGCCAAGCTGAACGGAAAAAAGAACTACTAGAAGAACGCAAAAAGATAAACCAACAAGATCGCCTTATTAAATACAAGAAACTCTTAGGAGGGCTGTTTAGTTCAACTGACTCTAAGGTATATCAGCTTCCTGTAGATATTAACGATATGCTCCGGCAACCATGGTCTCAGTTATCCGATGCACAAAGGGCACAGAGAGCTAAGCGCAAGCAAGGGGAAGCTAAAAACTTCTTGATGACAAGCCCCCAACAACTCAACCTCACGCTTCTGAACGCAGTAGACGATTCATTATCGGCCGGAGGCGAAGACAACGGAGCTGCAGCTTTTAGCGAAGCCGAGCAGAAGAGATATCAAGAGATACAAAATCGTAGCACCCAGTTTAAGTTTGTGCCTTTTATGTTTCTGGGAGATCTCCTAGATAATGTAATTGAACAGACCACTATTAATAATAAGGGAGAGAAATTAAACTTCACAACTTTTCTATCCGACACAGATTTGATAGACCCACTAATGGCTCTCCAGCTAGTTGGCGAACCCGCATCCATGGATGTGGACCTCCGAGATGTAGGGATTCTTGAGAAATTGCGCGCATCAGATCCTCTAGTATTCCGAGATGCGAATGGAATTGTCTTTAGTGTGAATATCGGCGACATCCCTATATCTGTAGATGCATTTCAGGTTTGGTTTAAAGATAACGTGATTAAGAAAGATATAGATAAGTTTTATTTATTG